AGTCGTTCATCCGCCCGACGATCACGCAACACACCACGTCTGGCACGCAGACCGAGGGCCAAGCCGTGTCGTCGCAGAAAATGACCATCGCCAGCAACACCGTCACCCGCACGACGGTCGCCGGTGGCGTGTTCATCTCGCAGCAGGATCTCGACTTCACCGATCCCGACGCGCTGCAGGCGATCCTCAACGACCTGGCTGGTGAATACATGATCGCCACCGACAACATCGCAGCCGACGCCCTCGTCGCCGCTGCGACCGCGTCAGGGTCGACGTGGACGGTCTCGCAAACCAACCCGGCATCGCTGGTCAGCAGTCTCTACGACGCAGCCCGTGAAATCCAGGAGGACACCAACTTCACGCCCACGCACATCTTTGCGTCGCCTGACGTGTGGGAAAAAATCGGCCGACAGCTCGACGGCGACAACCGCCCCGTGTTCGGCTACAACAACAGCCCGTCCTTGCTCGGCGTCAACACGCTCGGCCAGTCGGCGGAGCTGTCGTACCTGCAGACCAACGTCATGGGCTTGCAGCTCGTCGTTGACAACAACTTCGCGGCAAACACGCTGCTGGTCGTGCGTGCGGCAGGCTTCGAGTGCTACGAAAACGTGCGCGGCATCATGACCAAGGATGACCCGGAGCTGCTCGGTCGCAACTTCACCTATTACGGCTACTTTGCGACGTTCGCCACCGACGCCACGATGATCCAGTCAATCGCCATCGCCTAAACGCGCTGGCTGAGAGCAGCCGACCATGGCCGCCTACACGGTCACGTTCAACCAGGTCGTTGACAACTACCGCGTCGTGCAGACGCTGACGCCCAACGAGGTCGAGGTAGGGCAGTCCATCGTCATTTCCAACATGGGCGCCACCTACAACGGCACGTTCACGGTGTACGCCATCCCAATCTACCTGTACGCCGGCATAGACACCGAGGGCGACCTGCTCTACGACACGACGGTCATGCTGCCGAACCAAATCCTGTTTGCGCAAACGACCGCCGACCTTGAGCGCATCGCAGCCACCGGGACAGTCACCTACACACCGACCTGCACCTGGGTGACGGTGGCCGACGTCGAGGATTGGCTTGGCTTCACCGTCACAAATCCGTCAGCCGACTACGACCTGCTGACCATGGCGGTGGGCGCGGCAAACGCCTGGGCGTACCGCAAACGTCAAGAGGCCGGCTACTTTGACAGCCTCAGCACCGTGCCAAGCCTCGACGTCAAGCTTGGCACCGTCATGTACGGCGGCGGCCTCTACCGGGAACGCGGATCGGTTGACCAGTTCGCGTCCTACGACGCGCTGGCGACGGTCACCGCAACCAGCGGCGGCCTGGGCTCCATCATGCGCCTGCTCGGAGTGAACCGCCCGCAGGTGGCCTGAATGGCCGTCAACATCCTCAACGACGCTTACAACAACCTCGTCACCAAACTCGAGGCGATCACCGGGCTGCGCGTCGCCTCAGACCCGCGCAACCTCAACCCGCCAACCGCATTCGTACAGGCACCCACCGCCACGCTCAACACAAACGGCGTCTATGGCGTGCAGTTCGGCGTGCAAATCATCGGCCTAGGCGTGGGCGACCGCAAAGGCCTAGAAACCATGCTGGAGCTCGTTGACAAGATCCGCGTGGCCCGCATCGGCCTCACCTCAGCCAACCCGACCGTGCAAACCGTAGGCGGCCAAGAATACATCGCCTACGACCTCGCAATACAAGTCAAAATCGGGCCATGAACTACCGCGTAGTCAGCGTCCGGCTCATCGGTCGCAACGTGGGCGACATCGTCAGCGCCGACGACTACACCGAGGCAGAGCTGCGCTACTTTGTGGCCGCAGGCCTGCTGGAGCTGGTGGATGACGCACCCAAGCCCGTTCGGCGTGCTAGAACTAAGCCCAGCAACCTCGGGGAGACCTAGACCATGGCAACCAGCACCTACCTCGCCAATCCGACCGTCGCAGTCGGCACCGCGACACCTGGCACCGACATCACCGACCAATGCATCAGCGCCGTCGTCACCGCGACCCAAGACCAGCTCGAAAAAACCGCGTTCGGCTCAACCAACCGCACCTACACCGCCGGCCTTACCGATGTCACCGTGACGCTCACATTCCTCGTGTCCTACGCGAGCTCCGAAACCTACGCCCTGCTGCAGCCGCTGCTCGGCGCCGCAGCCACCTATGTCGCCGTCAGGCCAACGTCAGGCGCCATCTCCAGCACCAACCCAGAGTTCCAGCTGACCAACGGCTACCTGGCGTCGCTGGACTACGTCAACGCGCAGCTCGGCGAGCTGTCGCAGCTCCAAGCAGTATTCCAGGGCGGCACGCTCGTCATTGACGTCACACCCTGAGGCTAAACAAGCCCTGTGAGGCTGGAGCTGCGCGCCACCATCGCGGGCGAGCAGTACGACGTGACAACGTCGCTGCGTGATGTAATCGAATGGGAGCGCAAGTACCGCAAGCAGGCGAGCACCCTCGGCACGTCGGTCGCCATGGAGGATCTGGCGTTTTTGGCGTGGTCAGCCGGCAAGCGCGAGAAACTTGCGCCGTTCGCAACCGGCACGCTTGACGCATTTATTGACAAGCTGGAGGCGCTCGAGGTCGTCAACGCGACACCCGCAAACCCTACGGCGTAGGCACCGTGCGCCGGCAGCTCGCGGAGCTGCTCGTTGGCCTGTCGTGGTGGCCGCCAGACGTCGAGTTTGACTTTGCCGATCTCGCTACCGTTTATGCGGTGCTCGAGGCGCAGAAACGGAGCCGCTAGTGGACAACCCGACCATGAGCCTGACCGTGGTCGGCGTCAAGGATGCGCTGCGCGAGCTCAACAAAGTGGACAAAGAGCTGCGCCGCGAGATCACCGCCGACTACAAACAAATAGTGTCGGCCATCGTTGCCGAGGCCCAGGGGAAACTGAGCAACCCAAACCTGCCCTCGGGCATGGTTCGCAACTGGCGCACCAAATCCGGCTACCAAATGACGCCGTACCCAGGCGCCAAGCCCGTGCGCGTGCGCGCGTTCCTGTCAGGCAAAAAACCTCGCGAGTTCGCAGGCTTCACCAGCAACCTCGCAACCTTTGGCATCCGCGTGGACAACGCCACAGCGCAGCTCTACGACATCGCAGGCCGGGGCCCGACACCAACCAAAGCCGGTGAGCAGCTGGTGCGAGCACTCACAGCCAAATCAGGCAAACAGGCCTCGCGCGTGATGTGGCCCACGGTCGAGCGCGGCATGCCGCAGGTTGAGGACAAGATCCGCGCGCTGGTGGACAAAATCATGCAAGCCGTGTCTCGTAGCATCTGACCATGCCCATCATCGTCCCCATCGTCTCTGAGTTTGACGGCAAAGGCGTCAGCCGCGCCATCAAAGAGTTTGAGCAGCTAGAGACGACTGGTCAAAAAGCGCAGTTTGCCCTGGAGAAAGCGGCGCTGCCAGCAGCCGCGGCCATGGGAGCGTTGGCCGTCGGCATCGGCGCAGCCACACTCGCAGCCGCCGAGGATGCAGCCGCACAAGACCAGCTAGCTGGCGTGCTCGAGCGCACCACGGGCGCCACCGAGGCCCAGGTTGCGGCCAATGAGCAGTTCATCACCTCGCTGTCAATGGCGGCAGCCATCAGCGACGACCAACTGCGACCGGCCATGGCCGCCCTGGCGCAGGTCACCGGCGACGTGCAGGTGTCGCAGCAACTGCTGACGCAGGCCGCCGACATCGCAGCCGCCACGAACAACGACTTGGCCACCGTCACAGACGCGCTCGCCAAGGCTTACGCAGGCAACATGAGAGGCCTACAGGCTTTGACGCCAGAGCTGCGCGACAACATCAAACAGGGCCAAACGTTTGAGCAGGTCATGGCCATTTTGGCCGACACCACGGGCGGCGCCGCAGCTCGAGCAGCAGACACAGCAGCAGGCCAAATGCGAGGCCTAAAAATCAGGCTGGACGAGGCCAAAGAAAGCATCGGCGCCGCGTTCCTGCCCATCCTCGAGCGCCTGCTGCCCGTGCTGCAAAAAATGGCCGAGTTCGTGCAAAACAACACCACAGCCATCGTCATCATCTCCGGCGTCATCGGCACCTTTGCAGGAGCCATCCTGGCGGCCAACGCCGCCATCAAGCTCTACCAAGGCGCTTTGCTGGTCGCCCGGGTCGCGCAAGTCGCGCTCAACGTCGCCATGTCAGCCAACCCCATCGGCCTCGTCATCACCGCGCTTGGCCTGCTCGCTACCGCGTTCGCTATCGCATGGAATAAGTCTGAGACGTTCCGCGAGATCGTCATCAAGGTGTTCAACTTCACCATTGACGGCGCCAACAAAGTCGTGCAAGCGTTTGAGAACGTGGCCAACGCGGTCATCAACACCGTCAACGCGGTCATTAAAGCCATCAACGCGGTGAGCCCGTTCGCAGACATCCCGACCATTGGCAACATCAGCATCGGCAACATTCCCAAGGTCAGTCCGTCAACTGGCGGCGGCAGCAGCGGCACCAGCGGCGGGTCGTCAAACATGACGCCCGTGTCGCCTGACCGCATTGACGTCCCGCCCACGCTGCCCGTGGTGCCCACGCTGCCCGGTGTCGGCGGCGGTCGCGGTGGCGGCGGTAGAGCTCAAGCAGGTGGAGGCGGTGGCGGCGGTGGCGGCGGTAACGGCGGCGGCTTCAGCACCCAGCCATTGCCCGGGCCGCTCATTGACCTAGACCCCACCATGGGCCCCGGCGGCATCCGTAGGCCAGAGGACCTGCTGCGTGGCGGCAACATCAATGTCACCGTCAACACCGTCACCGCACCCGAGGGCCTAGGGCAGGAGATCGTTGACGCGCTGCGCTACTACAACCGCGCCAACGGCCCCATTGACATCCTCATCGCGCAGTAGCCATGGCTGGCTCAGTCGTACAGTCAGGCACCTACAGCGTCCTGCTTGACACCGGCTTCGACAGCACCAGCTTCAGGCTAGACAGCGCCGCCAAAGGCATCTTGGACACAGACGTGCTGGGCCCAGCGGCAACCAACTACGCCGACATCACCGAGTACGTCACGCGCGTCACCTACAGGCGCGGCAGACGCCGCATTGACGACCAGTTCGGCGCAGGTCGAATGCAGTTCGTCATGCGCGACGAAACGGGCATCCTCGGCCCGTACGACACGACAAGCCCCTACTACGACCCAGACAACGACGAGCCAGGGCTGGCACCCATGCGCGCCGTGCAGGTCAAACGCAGCAGCACGGCGCTGTTCACCGGTTTCGTCACCGCCTACGACTACGTGTTCGCACAGGCAGGCCCAAACACCGTGATCGTCAGCTGCGCCGACGACTTCTACAAGATCGCGCAGACCGACATGGCAGAGCTCAACGTCATTGCACAAACGTCAGGTGAACGCATCAGCACCGTGCTGGCCCTGCCTGAGGTTGACTACAGCGGCACCACGAGCGTCGAGACAGGCACCGTCAACCTAGGCCACGACGCCAGCTACACCGTCCCGGCGGGCACCAACACCTTGGGCTACCTGTCGCAGATAAACCAAGCCGAGCAGGGCCGGCTGTTCATCGCCGCAGACGGCACGTTCACGTTTCAAAAGCGGATCGGCAACACCCTGTCAGCGCCCGTCATCAGCTTCACCGACGACGGCACCGGCGCCGCCTACGACAACCTCGAGGTTGAGTTTGACGCCGACGCAGTCGTCAACCGCAGCTACGTCGAGGCCCTCAACGGCAACAACGCCACCGACGACGACGCAGCCAGCCAAGCCCAATACTTCATCCAAAACTACCAAATCACCAACAGCCTGCTGCACGAGCAGGCCGCCGTGGACGCCCTGGCGGCCTACCTGCTTGAGCCAAACCCAGAGCCGCGCTACACCGCCGTCAGCACCACGTTCGCCATGCTCACCTCGGCCCAGCGCACCACCTGCGCCACCATTGACATAGGCGACACCATCAGCATCCACAAAGAAATCCCGGGCCTAGGCACAGAGGTCGCCAGCGAGCTGTCGGTTGAGGGCATTGACGGCGTCATTGACTACAACACCGGGCACCGCATCACCTACTACACGGCCCCAACCACCATCGTGTACGAGCTCATCCTGGACGACGCCACCTATGGCACGCTCGACGGCGACAATGTCCTAGGCTGACGACATGGCCAAACAGACGTTCACCGCTGGTCAGGTGCTGACTGCGGCACAATGCAACACACTCAACGCAAACGCTGGCTACAACCTAGACACACAGACACAGACCGGCACCACCTACACGCTTGTCGCCGGCGACGTAGGCGAATACGTCACGCTAAGCAACGCGTCCGCTATCACGCTGACGGTACCCGCCTCAGTCTTTTCCGCTGGGGACACGGTGAACCTCGTTCAGTTGGGTGCTGGTCAGGTGACGGTCGCCGCCGGCGCAGGAATGACCGTGAACAGCGAGGGCGGCAAACTGAAACTGAAGGCGCAGTACGCGGTTGCCACGCTGCTTTTTACTTCTGCGTCGGTTGCGGTGCTGCTCGGCAACTTGTCGGCGTAAGCCGTGCAACTACTCGCCTCACCGTCGGCGGCGGCGGTACCGTTGGTGGTGGATTTCCTAGTGGTCGCTGGCGGCGGCGGCGGGGCGGGCGTAAGCGGCTCTGGGCAGGGCGGCGGCGGAGCAGGCGGCCTGCGTTGCACCGTCACCGCTACCGGTGGCGGTGGAACGCTCGAAAGTTCACAGACCCTGGTGCTCGGCACCTCGTACGCCGTCGTCGTAGGTGGTGGCGGTGCAGGTGCGACAGGAGCAGGTTATGTGAACGGCACGAGCGGCAACACTTCCTCGTTTACTGGCACAAGTTCGATCTCCACGACGGGCGGCGGAGGCGGAGGCGCAGGGACCAACAACGGACTGTCGGGCGGCTCGGGCGGAGGCTCAGGGTATTCAGGGACGGGCGGCGCAGGCACCGCCAACCAAGGCTTCGCGGGTGGCTCGGCTAATACAGGAAATCCCTTTGCGGCGGCAGGCGGTGGCGGTGCTGGCGCGGTCGGTAGTGCACCACCCAACAACAATACGGGCGGCGCGGGAGGCGCTGGCGTGGCGAGCACGATAACTGGTAGCAGCGTCACTCGCGCAGGCGGCGGAGGCGGTGGAGTGGGTGAGTCAGGCTCGGCTGGTGGAGCAGGCGGAGCAGGCGGTGGCGGTGCTGGCGGCAAGGGCGTTGCTGGTACGGCTGCCTCCGCCAACACGGGAAGCGGAGGCGGAGGCGCAGGCGCCGGCCCCGGTTCGGTACCCGGCGGCAACGGCGGCTCGGGCGTAGTCATCCTGCGTTTCCCGACCGACGCAGGGACCATCACCATCGGCACAGGGCTGACCGGCTCCACGGCGACCAGCGGGTCGAACACCGTGGCGACGATCACCGCCGGGTCGGGAAACGTGAGTTGGTCGTAATGGCTCACTACGCGATCATCCGCGACGGCATCGTCGAGCAGGTCATTACGGGCGTGGACGAGACCGTGACGCAGGGCGAGGTCGGCGGCTCGACCGAGGCGTGGGAGGCGTTCTACGCCGCCCAACCGTGGTGGAACGGCGCGACCGTGCGCCGCTGCTCGTATCACGGCAACATTCGACGCCACTATCCCGGCCCCGGCTGGACGTGGGACGAGGACGCCGACGCCTTCTATGCACCGCGACCGTTCCCGTCGTGGACGCTCGACGACGACTACCGTTGGGTAGCACCCGTCCCGTACCCCGAAAACGACGGCGACTACACATGGAACGAGGAAACACAAACATGGGAGGGAAACGAGTGAACAAAACGCAACGTCAGACCGCCGACCAAACCGTCAAGGGCGGTGTCATGGGCCTGCTCATGTACGTCGCCATGAAATACAACGTTGACCCAGGCCTAATCGCCGCCAGCACACCTGTCGTAGCCGGCGTGCTCGCATGGCTCAGCACCAAGATCGGAGACCCTGAGCTTGCGTGCCTGTTCATCGGCAAAGACGACAAGCCAAAGAAATGAGGCCGTACACGGTCACAGCTGCACCGCTGGTTGACCGTGCCTTACCCGGCACAACGGCGTGGGCCGACGAGGCCTGCAAACGTTCGGGCGGCTTTCTGTGGAACAACGGCACGTACGTCAAGCGCGACATGAGAGGGCGCCCAGGCGTAGTCAGCAACCACGCTCGCGGCCTGGCAATGGATCTCTCCTACCGTCACGTCGTCACCGGTAGCAAAGCCAAAGGGCAAGAGCGGGGCCGCAGCACCGCACTCGCCTACGTCAAAGAGCTGCTCATGCACGCCGACCTGCTCGGCATAGAGCTCGTCATTGACTACTGGGGGCCGGAGCGAGCACGCATCTGGAAATGCGACCGCGACGCTTGGCGACCACAAGACCCGGGCGCCGTGCACGGCGTGCCAGGCGACTGGTTCCACATAGAAATCAGCCAAACCATGAGCTTCGACCCAATCAAGGTCAAAGCCGCGTGGACTAAGGCGTTTGCACCATCCACCACGGTGTAGTTGCCTTGCCGTAAGGTGGCGGCAACGCCTTGGAGGGCCTCACCATGCACGCTGCTCGAGCTGTGTTCGCCGCCATTCTGACTGTCATAGGCATAGGCCTAGCGACCGTGCCGGAGGCCGACCCGACCATCAGGGACGCCCAAATAGTCAAGGTGGCTACCACACAGCCACCCACCCCGCCTAGGCCCCTCTCAGCGCTTCCTGGCGTGCCTCAGACCCCGTGTGGCAGGGCCATCTGGCAGGCCGTAAGCCTTGGCTGGCCGCTGGCCGAGCTGCCCAAGCTGTCTCGGATTGTCTGGCGCGAGAGCCGCTGCCTGCCGGACGCCTACAACGGCAAAGACCCTCAAGGCAGTTACGGCCTCATGCAAATAAACGGCTACTGGTGCACCGCCAACAGCCTGCATCCTCGCGGCTACCTGGCACGCATCGGCGTCCATGACTGCCAGCAGCTGTTTGACCCGCTCGTCAACCTGCAAGCCGGCTACACGATCTGGCAACTGTCGGGCTGGTCACCATGGGGCAGCTGACTGCCGCCGTTTTGCTAACCCTGTTCACCCTCCTGCTACTGTCCCTCGAGCCGTGACCGTGCAACACGATCTGACTGCGCTTCGCATCAGGGCCTACAACGCATTTGTCATCGAGAGCCTGCTGCACCCCACCAGCGACACGACGCAACTGCTAACCGACATTGTCAAAGCGCTGAACAAGACGATTGAGCACCTTGACGAGATCGAAAGCGATCTGCGCTACTACCGCGACGTTGCAAGGTACGTCAACCACCAATGAGCCTCGACAAGCACGACCGCTACCGGCTCGCCATGGCGCTGAGCCAGGAGGCCGCCAACCGCAAATGGACGCCGACCGAGCAGCAGCAGGTTGACAAGGCAATCAGACACGTTGCCCGTATGCGACCCGAGTTCACAGCCGACGACGTGTGGGCACGCCTCGGCGTGTCGTTTCCCGTCAACAAAGGCATGGCCGCCCGGCTAAACGTCGCCGTGCGCGCCGGCGTCATCATCAATACGGGTCGCACCACGTTCAGCGAGCGCGGCGGCGACCACGACCACGCACAACGCCTTACCGTGTGGCGCGCGGCATGACAAAAGAGCAAGACCGCCTTGATCGAGCCGACCAGCGCTGGCGCGCAGCCCGCGAAAACTTGTGGGGCCAAGCTCTCAGACAGGCCGGCTGGGACTGGGACACCGTCCCGATCTACACGAGCAAGGGCGAGCGCGAGCTATGTCAGCTGATCGCTTGGCACGCAGGGAGCGGCAGAATGTTGCACCTGCGCGTACCCGAGGAATACCAGGCGCTAGAACTGCTCGACGCGATCACCGGCAGCGTCATGCTCGAGCCCGTAAGGATCTAGCCGTGGCGTTCAGCCTCGACAACTACGTTGACGTGCCGACGCGCCTGCGCATGGCGCTGCAGGCACACCCCGATCTGCGTGTGGCCGAGACAGGCCGCGAGGTCGTACAGCTCGGCAACAGCATCGTGCTCGTCTGCCAGGTGACCGTCTGGCGCAGCCACGACGACCCGCGCCCGGTCGTCGCCAGCGCGTCCGAGCCGATCCCAGGGCGCACGCCCTACACGAAAGACAGCGAACTTATGGTCGGCATGACATCGGCGCTGGGTCGCGCCCTAGGCTACATGGGCTTCGGCATCGGCAAAAGCATCGCCAGCCGGCACGAGGTCGAGGCCCGGCAGCCCACCACCGCCAAAGACGGCAGCGACCTGGAAACGCCGTTCCCTGAAACTGTCAGAGTGCACCGCATAGACGGCGCCACACCCAAACAGGTAGGGATGCTGCGCGGCATCGCACGCGGCAAAGGCTGGGACACGGCCAAAGTGCTGCAAGAGGCAACCACGGTGGTGGGCACGGTTGTGCTAGACCTCAACGACCTCAGCAAAGGTCAAGCATCGCAGCTCATCGAAAACTGGAAACAGCAGGCACAGTAGGCCGTTCCCCAGTCGCGCGGGGCGGGGCGTGAACACGCGGCAACGCGGGTAGATCGTGCTGTCATGGCACGAGGCGCGGCAAAGTCGTGAGCAACGCAAGTCGTCAACTGTGGAGACGCGGGAACCGAGGTGGGCAAC